GATCTGCGTCTTCTTCTTTTGGAAATAAATTAGAATACTTGCTCGTGGCGGCGGAATCGTCAAATAAATTTAAGTATTTACTCATCTAAATTTTTTACCGAAACAAAGAAGGTTCGCGTTGCTCTCTAGGGCCAAGAGCCTGCATCCTTTGCTGTCTAGTTCCCAAAGACTCCATTCTGGCAGCAAACCCCCTCCCAAGCTCTTGCATACGCTTATCTCTAAGACCTAGATCCTGCATACGCTTTTCCCTTTCGCTTAAATCCTCGCTTTCTTCCTTTTGTGTGTAATCAAAAGGCAAGTCTCCAATCTTAATTAAAGCGTTAATAACTTCTTCTCTGCTTTTGCCAGGATTAACACTCATTGCTTCTTCAATAATTTGCAAAGGAGTTTGCGGCTCTTGCTCGGAAGGCTCTTCACCTTTTAGCTCTGCAAGCTCATTCAATATACGCCGCGTTTTGCTTTGGATTACTTGGCGCTCTTCTTGCGCAACTAATTCCTTAAAGTTTTTAGGCAGGTCTTTACCTTTATACTGCTGCACAACCCTAGCTTGAATTTGAGACTTTTCCTGCGAGGTCAAAACGCTGGCGTTTTCTAAATTTATTTCCAGCTCTTTAATTTGCTTGTCTGTTTCTGATTTTAATCGGCGCTCTCGCGCATAATCTGCTACAGCAATGTTGTTGCTGATTGAGTTTATTTGCCCTCGAAGCTGATCCTCTATATTTTTTGCCGCAAGTCTTGTCCCTGTTTTCCAAGTTTCACTTTCGGTGTCCCAGCCTTCAGAAGCTTTCTTGTAAGCATTCCACAAAGGCTGCAACTTTTTCTGGAACTCTTCTGGCAAGTTTTCAATTTGCTCCTCAAAAACTTTTAAGCTTGGCCCTTTCTTTTCTTCTATTGCAGCCGCTTCTAGCTTGTCTCTCGCGTTTTTTGAATTAATGCTTGCGTTGACATATTTTTGTGCTGCGCTAGAAAACTCTCCTGCTTCTTCAACAAGATCACTTACGCCATCCATGTCTCCTTCATCAATAAGCTGTAGTATTCTCGGGCCATTGTCAGCGATCCATTGATCCGACTTCATGCCTTTTTGGGCATTTTTAAACTGCCAATTCGCCATTTGCAGATTATTATATTCTCTCACTGCATCAGGATTGCTTCTTAGCCGATCTATTTGGCTTTGTATTTCCAATTTATCATTTGGGCCAGCACCTTTTAATTCTTCAGTAAGCCGGAAAATGTCTCTTCCTTGTTTAAGGTTGCGGTTTTCTCTTGCTCCAGGAACAAGTTTTTGGAGGCTTATAAGGCTTTGCTGAGCGCCTACACGAATTTCGTTTGGGAGACTGGCGTCTGCCATTTGTTTCCTAAAAAAATCAATCGAGCCTTGTAAACCCTCGATATTTCCAGCTTCCGCTGAAGCAATACCTTGAGTAAGATTTTCTGATGACGAGCCAAAGCTTTTTGAAGCAGCAATGCTTTTTTGTATTTCTTGAATCTGTTGACCCAAATTAAACCTTTCTTCAGGAGTCTTTGTTTCTTTTAGCTGGGCTGTCAACATGCCAAGCCGCCCTTCAGGCGTAGTAGTGTCAAACTTACTTAACTCGTCCCGTCTTCTCTTCTCTGCTAGTTGCCCACCAATACCGCCTATGGCTTGGCCGACATCGAACATGCCTTGAGCAAAGCGTGGCTGACCCAGGCTGGCTAAAAAACTTTGTGAAAATGAAGGCATATAACTTTCCTCTTACTTAAACAGACCTGCCAAGCCCCCAGTCAACAGACCCTGGCCTGTTGTGCCAGCGAGGGTAGCTTGACCCAGCGCAGACTGAAGCAACGCTTCAAGACCTGTAGCGTAAGTCTGACCATACGTTTTAGCTTGTTCTGACAGTGCTTGTCGTCTGGCTTCTGATGCAGACATTCCTGGTTCCAGTCCTTGAAGTAGCTGGGCTTGCGGCATGTAGCTAGAAGCAAGCATACCAGATCCCAGTTGAGCCTGACGTTGTTGTTCCTGCCCAGCAAATTCCATAGCGTTAAGAATCGCCATGTTCCTCGCTTCTTCCTCGGCTTTAGCCATTGCTAATTGCTCTGGAGTACCACCAAACATAGACGTTCTAACGCCTAATCGACCTTGGTTGGCAAGTCGCTCTTCTAGCGCGAGTCTTTGACGCTCTCTCTCAGGCGCAGTTGCAGCCATCATTCTCTCATAGACTTGCTGCTCTCTGTCAGCAGTAGGCGAACCTGCTAGACCGAAAAACATCCCAGCCTGGTCTGCCAGAGTTTGTTGAAGCTCCTGCTCACGCGGAGACAGCCCCATTTGGTAAGTCATCTCGCCCGTTACAGGGTCTTGCGTCATGCCAAACTGAGAGCCAGTCGCAGTAGTAATGCTGTAGGGCTGGAATTCCAACATGCCCCGCAGCTCTTGAGCAAGCCCCTCATTTACTAGCTGACCACTTTCGTCATACTGCCCAGCCATCGACTGAAAGGCTTGCTTTCCAATGCGCCCAAGTTCGTCGGAGGCTCCTTTAACTAACGCGCCGCCACCAGCTGCGCTTAAAAGTCCTAGTGCTTCAGGTAAGCTCATTAGTAGGTGCCTCCGTCAAAGTTAGTGACTGTTAGCGTTCCGCCTACAGTAATGTTGTCCACGACTAGCGTTCCTGTGAATGTGGGGCTGTCAGAGTCTGCTTTACTTGCAATCGCTGTTGCAATGTTGTCGTACTCCGTTTCGAATTCAGATCCTTTTACTACCTTGTTCGGGTCGCCAGAGGGCAAGCTGTCCTTGGCAGCAAAGTCAGTAGTCTTAGTGTAGTTACTCATAGCGTTTTACCCAAAAGTGTAAGCACGTTAATTTCCTGTAGCGAAAACTGATCTCCGTCGACATCAGTCTCCATGTTAATCGACAGGGTAGAACCACTGCCGTTAGCGTTTACTGCCTTAGTTGTAGTAATCAGATTACCCTTAGAGAACTCTGCAATATTAAATTCTCCCAGACCAAACTCTGCCTTAGACTGGGCAGGCAGGCTTATTGTTGCAGAGCCTTCCTTGTTCTTGAAATCATACGACCAGGTTAGGTAGACATCAGCACCATTGCCACCGACGATAATCGGCCTTAGCTTCTTGAGAAACTTTAACTTACTGCTGTCGCCAAAAGCCAACTCTGGGCTTGTGTATTTGAATCTGTAAGGTAATCCGTTATCACTATACTGATCGTATTTACCTATACCATTGACGCTTCCGATCAACAGAAGCCCGTCATCTGACCTCTCATACGAGGTAAATCCAGTCCCCGTCCATCTCGTAACCCTGTAGGCACCGTTGTCTAACGTGCCTCTGACGTCAAAACAGTAAGTCGTGTTGTATCCCAGGAAGGTCAACAGGTAGAAGTTCTCTTCTGGGTAGTATGCTGATTCAAAGCCATTTTCTTCAGTCGACAGCAGGCTAATGATGTCTTTAGTAATCGTCCCTGACAGACTGCTAATCGGCATGGACTTCTCTTGTATTGTCCTGCCAAAGCTCTTCAGTCCCGTGTAGGACAAAAACAACACATCTGTTCCTGTGTACTGAACCGTGTCTCTGGCAACACACCCGACTCCGGTTACTGTGTCAGACAGCGCCATGTTTGCCGGAGAGTCTGCATTGGCGTAAACCACAATACTCTTCTTGCCGAAAACAATCAGGAAGTTGTTTTGTGCGGCTAACGCTACAATCTCGTCATAGCCATCAGGCCAGACCTTAGAGATGTCTATTGACCCAGACGTACCACCTGACCAGTCGTGACCAATCAAAAGATCAGACCAGTAAATCGTAGACTTGTCAGAAGCAAAGTCAGCCGTCCACAAACGCCCCCAAGCAGCCAAAACTTCGTTCCCGTACATCGTAGAGGTAACCCCTGCTGCACCTGCAACAGAGCTTAGCGTAACAACAGAGCCGCCTGCGTTAGAGTAGACCAGAGGCTCATAACCTCTTTGGAAGAAGTATATCGAGTCATTGAAGTTGACCATCTTCCAGTCATTAGCGGTAATGACATACGCACCAGGTGTCTCGTCTACTAGAGTTGTATCCCCACTAAGGATCTTGTTATTTCCTACGGAGAATAACTTAGCGTTACCAGCGCTGTCCTTAAACTCTTTGATCCCTGCAATGGATTGATCTGAACCCAGCTCTGTTTTGTCAGTGGTAATGACAGTCAGCCCACGACGAGCAGCAATCCGCCCTCTCTGGTCGATAACAGCATTGTCTGCAACCTCAGCAAAAGACGGGTCTTGAGCCAAGTCT